GTCTTGACAGCGTCGGGCGGCGTCGCATCGGGCGGCGCGGTCGTGCAGTCGACCGTTCTTGCTTCTCAGTACATCCCGCCGAACTACAATCTGCCGGTTGTAGTCGAGGCCGGCGCGCGGGTGCTCCCCGGCCTGCAAGGCAACGTACTCATTCCGAAAATGAGCGCCGGCAAGTCCGGAACGTGGGTAAATCCGGAAAATACCGCGGTGACGGCGGCCGACGCGACCTTCGCGCAAGTCAGCCTCTCGCCGAAGGATTTCGGCACCGTGGCCGACGTTTCGCGGCGTTTGCTGGTCCAAGCGAATCCGGCCGTCGACGGCCTGGTCCGCGACGACATCGCGATGGCGATCCAGCTCGGCGTCGACGCTGCGGCGCTCGTCGGTTCTGGCTCGAGCGGCCAGCCGACAGGCGTCACCGGACAGGCGGGCGTACAGACGCAGCCGGGCGGCACGAATGGCGCGGCGCTCTCCTGGGCGAACGTGACCTATCTCCCGCAGCTCGTCGCCGCGGCGAATCGCTTGGTCACCGGGCCTTCGGTCGGATTCATCACGAATGCGCAGGCGTTCTACCATGCCGCGCGCACTGTGAAGGTATCATCCTATCCTACCTTCATTGCGCAGTATGACGAGAACAGCGGCGCGGGCATCGGCGCAAGGGCCGGTACGATCTTGGGCCGTCCGGTCCACATTTCGCAGCAAGTCCCGTCGAACTTGGTCAAAGGCACCTCCGGCGCGATCTGCTCCGCGATGTACTTCGGCAATTGGGCTGATTTGCTGATCGGCGAATGGGGCGTTCTCGACATGTTGGTCGACCCGTACACTTTCTCCAATACGGGAGCTATCAGGATCCGGGCCTTCGTAACGATCGACATTGCCGTCCGCTACGGCGCGTCGTTCTCGCAAATCGTCGACATCATCACGACCTAATCCGGCAATTCCCCAACTCGAGGGCGCCTTCGGGCGCCCTTCCTTTTTGGTGGCGAGGGTTTTCCTTATGAATGCAGTTGTAAAACAGCCGCTAGACCCGGTCGGCCTATCGCCGGACGAGGCGCGCAAGTTTTCCGTTTCCAAGCTCATGCGAGCAATGCTCGAACCGGCCTGGGGCGAGAAAAACGCAGGCTTAGAGCTCGAGGCTTGCCGGGCGACCTCGGAAAAGTACGGCGAGAATGGCGGCTACAGCATCCCGCCAGAGGTTCGCGCATTGACGGCGACGGGCGGCGTCGCGGCCGGCGGCGCGCTGGTCGAAACGCAAGTCGAGACCGAATGGTGGGCGCACGCGCTCGCCTTTAGCGCGAAGGTCATCCAATTGGGTGCCCAGGTCGTAACCTCGGCGAACTCGGTCGCGCTCCCTCGCTTGAAGCCGGGACAGACGCCGGCGGCCGTGGCGGAAAATGCCGCGCTTGCGGAATCCGATCCGACGTTCGAACAGACCGTCTACGCGCCCAAGACGCTCACGAATAACATCACCGTTTCTCGCCGTCTGCTCGTGACGGCCGGGACGATTGCCGAAACCGTGGTCCGCGCGGACATGGCCGAGGCTATGGCGGTCCTTATCGATCTTTACGCGATCGCGGGCGCCGGCGGCAATCAGCCGACAGGCATTCTTAACACGGGCAGTCTCACGACCGTTTCGCTAGGCGCCAACGGCGCGGCGCCGACGTTCGCAAACATCATCGACATGGAGCGCCAGTTAGGATTCAAAAAGGGCGCGCGTGGCTCTCTAGGATTTCTTGGCAATAACAAGGTGCGCGCCACGATGCGCGCGATAGTCAAAACCAGCGGCTTTGACTTTCTCTGGCAGGACGGCGAAATGGGCACCGGGCACCCTGAAGGCCAAGTCCTCGGCTATCCGGCGTTTGTGTCCGATAACGTCCCGTCGAATTTGGTCAAGGGCGCAAGCGGCGCCGTACTTTCCGCGCTGATTTTCGGCAACTGGGCCGACCTCTATATCGTGCAGTTCGGGCCGCAGTCGATCACGCTCGACCCGTATTCAGGTTCGAGCTCGGGCGCCGTCCGTTTCAACATTTTTCAAGAAGTCGATATTGCTCCGCGCCACGTCGACTCATTCGCCGCTATCGTCGATATGGTCGCTGCGTGATTTTCACGCCGGAAGATATCGCCGGCGCGGTCGCGGACCTCGGCACCGATGCAATGCTCGACGATGGAACGCTCTTTCGCGGCGTCTTTCGGAACGATACGCAGGACGAAAACCTTACCGATGCGCGCGTCGAGGGGACGCGCTCGTCGATCACGGTCTCAAGCCTCGAGGTCGCCTCGCTTGATATCAAGAAAGGCACCGGGATTACGGTCGCCGGGCGCCAATACATCGCGCGTCGCGTCGAGGCGGAAACGGCAGGGTTGCATAAGGTCATTCTGGCGGCACGATGACACACCGCGCGCAGCAAATCGTCGACGCGATGAAGGCGGAGCTAATCGCGAATACGGCGATCAGTTGGAACGTCTACCGGCAACGCATCGACGGCCTGGACGTCACGCAGATGGAACTGCCGGCCTTGTCGCTCGTTTTCGGCATCGATCAGCCGTTTAACCCTTTGGGTGCGAGCAATTTATCGTTTCTCGACAGTTTGCTCGAAGTGCAAATCGTCGCGGTCGCCGAAACCGGGCCGGACGAAACGGCGATCATCGATCAATTGCTCGAGATGCGGCGGCAAATTCATATTTCGCTGATGGCCGACCGCTCGCAAGGCCTCGCATTCGTCATTGATACGCGCTACGGGGGCGCCGATGCGCCGGTCCTGAATAATGACGCGGACCGCGTGTCCGGTTCAATCAAGTGCCTTTGGCACGTCCACTACCGCATGAACATTTCCGACCCGTCTTAGGAGTCTAACGCAATGGGTAATTTACGAGTTTCGAACGAAGTCATTCTGGCGAAGATCGAAACGACCTACAACACCGACCCGGTTCCGGTCGCGGCGACTAATGCCGTACTCGTGCAGAATCTCTCCGCGAAAGTCGCGGGGCTGCGGATGCAGCAACGGCCAGCGATCCGCGCGAACTTGAATAATCTACAGGCCGTTTTCGGCGGCCAGTTGATGGAGCTCTCGTTCGATTGCGAAATCAAGGGATCTGGCACCGCCGGCACGCCTCCGGAAATCGGCGTATTGCTGCGCGGCTGCGCACTCCACGAGACGGTCGTCGCCGTGACGTCGGTCACCTATAACCCCATTTCGAGCGCCCATGAGTCGATTACGATCTACTGGTACGAAGGCGGGAAAAAACTGCACAAGATCACGGGCGCCCGCGGCGACTATACGGTCAAGGTCACGGCCGGCGGCGTTGCGCTGATCTCGTTCAAGTTCACCGGACATTACACGCCGCCGACTGACGTCTCGATACCTACGCCGACCTACTTGAACACCGTGCCGCGCGCAGCTCTGAGCATGACTGTTACCATTGGCGGCGTGACGGTCGTCTGCCGCGATTGGAGTGTGAGCGCCGGCCAAACCGTCGCGCTGCCTCCTTCGCTCGGCGCGACGGACGGATATAGCGAGGTACAGGTCACAGATCAGAATTTTACCGGGACGATGACGGTCGAGAGCGAACTTTCGTCTGTGATCGATTTTGACGCGCTTCTCATCGCTGGCACGGCTGGCACGTTCTCGACCGGAACGCTAGGCAGCGTCGGCGGCAATAAGTTTGCACTCTCGAGCGCGACGAATGGGCTTTATTTCATGTCGCGCGATTGGGCCGAGGGCGAAGGCCTGCGGCTGCGTACCATGCCTTTCGGCCTGGTCGACAATGCCGGGAACGATGCGGTCGCGATGGTCTTTACGTAATGCGAAAGCTTGTTCCGTATTGGTACGCGCCTTCATATCAGCCGGACGCCGATCGCATCGTCGAATTTCAGCTAAAGCCGGTCGATCAAGAAACGCTTTTCGCGATTCAATCGTCGATGAACGAGCGCGGCGGCGCGACATGGCCCGGCGTAAAAGCGGCGTTCGAATCCGGCGTCGTCGGCTGGAAAAATGTCGACATTGACGGGGCGCCGGCGGAGTTTTCAAGAAAGAACGCTGCCGCGATCCTTCGGCAAGTCGGCTCGGCGCGTTGGATGATCTATTTAGGCTTGATCGCCGGCGAGCTCTACGCGAACGCGTTTTTGTCGGACGAGGAAAAAAAAAGCTAGCGCTTGCGGTCGGCGTTTCGATCGATCCCAAATGGGCGCCTTGCGACGCTTGCGCGTGCGTGGATGGTGTCTCGCCTTATCCGAAATGGGAAATCCTCGGCATTTCTCCCGCCTCGACCCTTTGCCCGCGTAAACACGGCGGCGCGGACTGCGCCGTATGGATCGGCCTTTATTCGCATTATCGCGACGGGCATCTTTTGCGCGCCGGCGGCATAAACGAGCAACCAGCGATATACC